GAGCCTTCCCGCCGCCAAAGACCGAGGCAATAGCCGCGATCCAGCCGCCGCCACCACCGCCGCCGCCCGTCTTGCCGATCGCGTCAAAGATCGCGTTCAGGCCGTCGTTGACCAGCTTATCCACGAAGCGGTTAGCGATGTCGGCGAAGAAGTCCTTGAGCCTGCCCGACCGCACCGCATCGGTGAAGCTGTGGCCGAACGAGACAAACTGTTCGCGCATCCGCTCAACGGCTTCCGGGGACATGATCTTGCCGCCCCAGGCCGTGACGTTAGGCGACGCGCCGTCGTGGCCGGGGTCGTTGGCCGGCGCATTGGGTCCGCGCGCGTTTTGCTTGCTGCCGGGGAGCGGAACATCGACGCTCGCGTGCATCCGCGCAAAGGCTTCCTCGACCTTGCGAGTAGCCTCCAGCGCAGGCTTGACCATCTCGCTATCGAGGCGGGCGAAGTGGTCGCGGATGCCGTCCACCATGTCGGGGACGTAGGAGTGCCCGACCACCGCGTCCCACATGTCCTTAAAGAACCCGGTGACGGCGGCGATCTTTTGCTGCACCGCCTTCACGACGTCGGTGAACTTGTCCACCAGCCACGTCTTGACGCCCTGCCAGGTCTTCTGCACCCACGACACGACGTCAGGGAACATCGCGGCAAACGCGCGCACGATGCCCGAGGCCATCGTTACGGCGGCGTCTTTCAGGTAGCCAAACATTGCCGAAAAGTCGCCCCGGAACAGGGCGGCCAGCGCGTTCAGGATGTCGGTAAGGACGTCGATCTGCGTCCCGACAATCGACACCACGCCATTGAAAACGCGCGTGGCGATGTCGAGAAAGAATTGCATCGGGCCTTCAAGCGAACCGCCCTTGCCGAACAGCCCGACCAGCGCCGCGCCAAGCGAGGTGAACAGCGCCTTGGCCGCTTCGATCAGCGGGGCGATCTTCGGGCCAAGGACTTCGGCGACCGTCTGGCCCCACTCCTCCAGAACCGGCATGATCTGCTTGCGGAACAGAACGAACACCGCGATCAGCGCGCCGACCGCGAGAATGACCGGGGCGAACGGCGCCAGGAACGCGACCAGCGCCGCGACGGCAGGCCCGGCGAGAAGCCCGGCGATGGTGCCAACGGCAGAAATCAGCGCACCAACGCCGATCAGCAGCGGGCCAATCGCAGCGGCGACCGCAAGGCCAATCATCGTGAATTGCGCCTGCGCGGGCGTCAGGCTTTCAAGCACGTTCGCAAGGCCCGTCACGATGCCCGCGAGGCCGAAGATGATCGGCGCCATCTGCGCCTCAAGCGTGCCCATCGCGCGGCCAAGATCGACCATCGCCGCTGCCATCGGATCTGCCTTGCGCGCCGCCAGAGCCGCGCCGCCGTACTGCCTTTCAAGCTCGCCGAGAATGACGGCTTGCGCGCCCGCCACATCGCCAGCGGCAACCATGCTCTTGACGAGAGCTTGCTGCTCTTTGGTGAAGTCGATGCCGTTCTTGCGGAGCGATGTCAGGCCCCGGATCGGATCGTTGAGCGCCTTGCCGAACATGATCGTCGAGGCTTGAAGATCGGTTCCCATGCGGGCCGAGAAATCCAGCGCCGCCTGTTGCGCCCGGTCAAACGCATCACCGGCCACGTTGCCGAAGGTGAGCAGGTTGGCCGTCACCTTCGTTAGGATCACGTCGTCGTCAAACAGGGAGGTTTTGGAAAGCTCCTCGGCCTGCTTTTTTAGGCCTTCAAGCGACTTGCCGCCGCCGTCGCCCATCGACTTGAGCGCGGCCTCGACCTGACCGGAAGCGTGCGCCGCATCCTTGGCGCCCTGCATAAGCGTGGCGCCGAAAGCTGCAATCGGAACCGTCAGCCCAAGGGTAAGCGTCTTGCCGACGTCCGTGAACTTCGCGGACAGCTTTTGCATGTCCTTATTGAAGCGGTTGAGCGTGCGTTGCGCGCCGTCGAGGCCTTTTTCAAAGGCTGCCGTATCGGCCCCCAGGACGACACGGAGCGCGCCGATTACGGCGTTCGTCATGCCTCGGCCTCCGGTGGTCCGCCCACGAGTTCAGACAGGATCGCCATCATTTCCTCGGGGGTTTGCTTGGGGGTGCGCTTTTTGATGCCGAGAAAGCGATCAAGCGGCGGGAGCTTCTTCATTCTGGCGAGGGCTTCGATGTGCCATGCGGACCACGCCGCCACTTTCCACTCATGTTCTCGACGCAGGCCGTGCGCCTTGAACACCAGCTCAAGCGTCTTGGGCGTCTGCCACCAGAAGGACTCGCCGTCCCCGCCAGTGGCGACGATCCAATCAACTAGGAGCCCCTCCCAGTCCCAGCCTTTGTCTTCGCCGCTGGCCTCTGAGGGTTTCCGGGCGCCTTCGCTTCCTCCTTTGAGAAAGCGAGGGACATGACTTCACTGACGATGGCGGTGACTTCATCGAAGCCCATCTCGTCAACTATGTCTGCCGCTTCCAACTCGGTCAGGCCGTGGTGGCGCAACAGGCTGGCGTGGAAACAAGCCAGGATCGTATCGACCCCAACGTCATCAGACGCCGCGAACAGCTTATGGACCGGACGACCCATCCGCCGCTCAAGGGCGGAGAGGCCGTAGGTTCCCAGCACGGCGGTGAAGTTTTGCCGGCCACTGGTAAAAGCGACCTCTCCCTTGATCGGGTTTGCCATGACCGCTTACCCGTAGGTCGGCGAGCCGGTGAACTTGACGGAGATAGAGCCTTCCATCTTGCCGTCAGGGGTCATCTCGCCGGGCTCGTACGCGGTCACGAAGCACTCGCACTGAATGAACTTCGTGTTGGGCGCCGTGACCTTCAGCGTGCGGACCAGACCGTCGCCGACAGCGGTGCGAAGCAGAACGTCCGTCGCATCGCCCGGAATCCAGTTGAGGGTCAGCGAGCCCTCGCCCGCGTCCCGGATCGTGGCGATGAAGTCGCGCCAGCCGCCAGAGCCGAGGTGGGTCGCATCAGCGGTCCCGCCGCTGACAGCGATAGGGGTGACGGCGACGACTTCGCCAACGGAGGTGGGGCTTCCGGCGGCGTTGTCCAGCAGGACCGTCGTGCCGTTGCCGACGATGGCAGTAGTGGCCATAGGATAGGCTCCATCTATGGGATGGCCGCGTCATCACGACGGGGCGGATCGCCTTGCCAAAGGGCGGTTCAGGCGTTCGGTTCTGAGTGCCAGACCCGAAAATCAATGCTAGCGCGGTGGATGCGCTGGTCAGCGTCCGCCGCCTCGTAAGAGCTGCGGAGCGAGGTGAGAAACAGCCCCTGGAAGTCCACGCCGCCGGTAATGAACTTTTGACCGTTCAGCCTGCGACGAACAGCCTTTGACAGCGTGTCAGCCTGGTTGAACGTCAGCCCGTAGCAGTCGATCTGCACGCGGGTTTCATAGAGGTCCGTGGGGGCGTTGGTGGAGTAGTTGCCCAGCGATGTGATGGGGGCGACCACGATGCACGGCGGGATGTCGCCCTGCTTACGCACGACAGGCCGGATGCGTTGGCCGGTCAGGGTGGTGATCGCGGTATAGGCCAGCAGGTAGGCGATGAGCGCGTCTATCATTTGCCCCTCGCCGCTCGTTTCGCCGCCCGCGCCGCCGTCTTGGCGATCTCGTCTGCGAGCCCGGTCTTCACGTCTTCAAGGGCCTGTCGCTTGCCCGCTTCCCATGCTGGACGCATGAACGGTTGCGGGGCCTGATCGATGGTCCCGAACTCGGCGAAGATGGACTGATCTACCCGCGTCGCCCCGGCGAACACTTCCACATCGCTTTCGCGCTTGCTAACGCGGCGCTGGCGACCCGAAAGGCGGATGCCGGTGTCGATGTGATCGCCAAGGTATCCCGTGTCTCGCGGCGCCCGCTCTGCCGCGTCGTCGGCGATAGGCTGGGCAGCGTTCAACAGCGTGCGGCGAACAACGCCACGCGCCGTCGATTGCTTCATGGTCATCAGGGCCGCGTCCAACTCGCGCAGCCCCTCGACCTTGAACTTCATCAGAGCGAGACGCCGGAGTAGGCCAGGATCAGTTGCATGACCGTCGTGGACGTCGCCACGCCGATCACCTCGACGTATTCGCCCGCGCCGACGTCAGCCAGCGGGCAGATGCCGCCCGGCGTGTCCGACAGGTAATAGACCGTTCCCGCCGTCATCGTGGCGCCGAGGGTCAGGGTTCCCGCCGTCTGCACTGTGATCGGCTGGTTATTCGACGAGCCGGTCAGCGCGATGGCCTTGGCGTCGCGGGCTTCAGCGGTGCCAGAGTTGGCGTCCGCCATCATCCACTTGTTCGTCGCGGAGGCCAGATAGACCGCCTTCCCGGCGGCGATGGTCTCGCCGGCCACGCCGTACACATAGCGCGCATCGGCGCCCGGAACGCAGTTCGCAGCCGTAACGCTCAGATCAGCCATCGGTTATATCCTTCGTGATGTAGGGGTCAGGCTTGCGGCTTGAAGCGGCGGGCCTGGGGAGGGGTTTCGTCTTCAGCCGGGGTCTCGGGTTCCGGGTCGGGCGTCGGATCCACCGGAGCCGCCTCGACCACCTCGCCCGGCGCTTCGTCATCTTCGGACGGCGGATGCACCGCCACCGCATAACCGGCGTTCACAAGGCTGACGCCCCGATGGTCGGCCAGTTCGTACTCCTCGCCAGCGCGCAGGGTCTCTTCCGGCCCCATCAGGTCCGTGGTCATGCAAATCTTCATGGCGTCGCCTATTCGTAGAGCTTGACCTGATCGGTCCTCGCGGTCGCGGTGATCTCCAGACCCTCGCGGCGGTTAATCTCTTTCAGGCCGGTGACTTCAAAGTCCCGATCTTGCGCGGTCGTGCGGCCCTTCAGCCGAACCCGCCACTTCGGCGTCATGGCTGACAGCGCCTCAGACCACCGGATGCGAAAGCGCGTCGTGATAGAAGACCCGACCTCCTGCGCTCGCAGCTTCTCGCCGTCGCTGATGTCGTGCTTTTCGGCCCATACCGTCGTCAGCACCGCGAACGTCTGAACAGCCTCGTTAGAGCTATTGGTCGTTTCCGTAGGTTGCAGGATCGCTAGGCGGCGATCCATCGCGCCCGCGTCCATCAGATCAGGTGCTTTCTATGATTTTCGAGGAGCGCCTCAACGCCCGCCGCCATCGGGATTTTGCCCGCCACGCTGCCGACCTGAGCCGTCTCGCGAAAGCGGCTGAAGTCGCCGACCAGCAGGC